TAACTGCCCTGACTGTGGTAAGACAGATGCTGTACGCAAGGTAATAAACGCAACACCCACGCACTTCAAGGGTAGTGGGTTCTACAGTACTGGAGGCTAAATGGAATACTCAGCAGAAGAATCAGCATATAGAGATAGACTTCTTAAAGAGATTGAGGATGGACTAGAAGAACTTGGTCTAGCCGTCAAGGAACCTTCAACTAAATTACATTTAGTAAAGGATTTAGAGGTAGATGAAAAATAGTGATTGGGATATAGACCTACGTGATGGGGAAGCAGGCGAAAGTGTTATAGCCGACCTGCTTTCCATCGACACCATTGAGGTTAAGACAGACAGGCGCTGGAAAGAAACTGGTAACCTATACATAGAAGAGTCATGCTTTCAGCAGAGCACTCAATCATGGGCAGCATCAGGCATCTTAGTCAGCAAAGCAACTCATTGGGCGTTCCTCTTAGAAGACAGCGTGCTTATCGTACCAAGGGAAAAAGTTGTACGCGCTATGAGGAAGCACGGTAAAACAGCAGGAACAAGCATGGGTCCAAATCCATCAAAGGGTTACTTGATAACCCCTCAACAACTTATGGAGAATCATTAAAGAAAAACTACTCATCGGGTTGAGTATCCTCTATCCTGTTATCTTCTTCGAGGTACTCTGGCAGGGCATCAAATTCATCGCTATTGCTCTCAGGTTTATCCACGATTTCTTTATCTAGGAATGGACGAGAACCACCAAGCCGATTAACCAACTTCTTTATCGCACGATTGTGACGCATGCGAGCAGCATCTTCACTCTTAATGCTCATCTCTTGCGCTATAGCGGCAAACTCTAAAGATTCCGCATACTTATAAAATAATATACGACGGTCATCTATACTGAGTTTATCGTAAGCAAGGCTCACTTCGACCATCATCGCCATCAGGTTTCCTCCTTCTGATGGTGCTGGTGGTCGTCCTGGCATCCCCCTATTTAATTTAGGGGCTTCACCTTGTTCGCCACGAAGTATGGATGGCAACAATGCCTCGACCATTTCTGCTTCATAGTAAAATAAATCAGAGACTTCATACCCAACAGATTTTGCTTTCCATTTCTGACAATAATCTAACGCCTGATTGCGAAGCGAGCGGTAGATAAGATTCTTCGCATCTCGCGGACCGATTGCTTCCCACTCATCTAGTTTTTTTGGATGCTCTAAGAACCATTCGTAAAGTGTCTGTTTAATATCATCTAACTCAACCATGTCGTACTTTTTATGGTACTCAGAAGCAACGGAGATAACCGCATAATCCCAAGGCTCAATGCGGTCCCAATTTAACATCATCCCCAACGCTTCCCTTCAACAATGAATGACCCGTCCCTGTGGATAGGGATAACAACTGGCGTAACTGTGCGCCCATCAACATAGAGCATGCCGAATCCTTGCTGCCATGTAAATAATCCACCCTTAATATACTTTGCCTCCTTATACTTCATAAGGTTGCCTACTTCCATGCCCCAAATTGTATTAGGTGATGAGTTTCCATAGGCTTGGGTGTGATGGGCAAGTCCCATGCGGTGCGTATGACCGCAGACTACACTCATGCCAGTACGTTTGGCTAAACCAAGGGCTGTGAGCCCTCCTGTGGCGTTCATAGAGCCTTCATCGCCATGCATAAGCAACCAGTTGGGTGCTAACTCGTATGGTTTCTCATGGTAGGTTGCACCTATCTCTCCAAGGCGCAAGAATTCTGGTAACTCTAGTTCGGGGAGCCCGAGTAGCCCAGGAGAGCGCATCATTACTGTATTATACAGTCGGTCCGTGTGGTTAGACCTGATGATATGCTTTACCTTAAGCAACTCGAGCACCCTCGTTGTCTCATCTCTATCCCTGCCAATGGAACGCTCGTATTCCAGAGGTGTTCCCTTAGCCCATTTAGAGATGGTCTGCATATCCATCTCGTCTCCAACAGAGACCACTTCACTAGGCTTGTAAGCCTTGATAAACTTTGCAAGATTATCTACTGCTCGTTTATCGTGGTAAGGTATCTGTAAATCGGATACGCAGACAATTGTTTTCATTACTTGGCTCGTCTCTTGTTCTCTTTGGCGACGTTCTTCTTATGACTCATCGCTTGTAAGTTACCGATACCATCGCGCCCTGCACGACCACCATTATCTTTATGGTCTACATCTGTAGTCTTCTTTAACTTCTTACCAGTAGCCTTTTCATAATCAAGTCGAGCCTTGTTAGTTGAAGTTGTCTCAGTTGTGCCATCTTTTTTCTTGCGTTTGATGACATAGATGGGACGACCACCGTTTGCTTTGCTCCCTTTATATGGTCCAAATATCTTCACTCGTTATCCCACTTTCCTCTAAGCACTAGCAATCCGATGATTGCATAGTTAGCCATATCCTTAAATGTATCTTCTAAACTTTCATGTTGTGGATGAACGCCAGTATCAACTAGGTTATTCAACCGTGCCAACTTATCCCATAGGCGTACACGTAAGCCATTAAGAGCACCGCCAGGAGATTGAGAGATGTTCTTTGGACCATAGTCATGGTGTTTGGTAATGAGTAAATCAAATAGTTCTGATGTCACATCACTAACATCGTTTACGAATCTAGTAGTGGTATCGTCAGGGTTACTATAAGATTTGAGTCTTGTTGTTCCACCGCTGTCGGTTTCAACCCGACCCCAATCAGGTAATGAATTATTTCCCATATCTCTTTACTCTCCGCCCTTAGCATCGTTAGGTTTCTCGCTGTCTAGTAAATCGTTTAACGCATTGTCAAAGTTATACATGTTCGCGTGAACCACCATATCTTCGATGATATCTTTCATGTATCCTGGGTCTGTCTCTGCTGCATAGAGTGTAGCGTAGACAGATTGTGTAATAGATTTAATTTCTGCTGGGTCATCAGCATGAGAGTATAAGCAACGAAGCAACGAGCCAACCATTAAAGTGTACCCGCTACCTATCGTTAACTTAGGGTCAAAGACTTCATCTCCATCGTCTTCAACGGTGTGGTCTGTAGCATCAAATACATTCTCAAAGTATGCGCCACATTCAGGACATGGTTCTATCTCTTCATAACTCATTTAGCCCAGCCTTATCTCTGATATAATCTGACCCGTACTTGACATAGGCTGAGTTGACATCTTCGCCATCTGGCAATTGCACGATAGTGACGGGTAGTTCCCTAGCCAATGAGCGTGCGAACTCTGTTCCAGGTTGGTCGCCATCTGCGAAGACGAAGACCCTTTCAAAGTCTGCAAGTAACCGCGTATAATGTTTCTTCCAAGAGTTAGCACCAGGAACACCCACGCAAGGGATGCCGATGCAACCAGAAAGAGTAATAGTATCAAGTTCACCTTCACAGACACCAATCCAATCACCAGCCCTCTCGATATCTAATACATTATACATTTTAGTTTCTGCACCAGTCATGCCCATATACTTAGGTTCAACTGCTGGATTAAGTGAGCGAAAACGCAAGTCAACTATACCAGTCTTAGTAATATAAGGGATAGATAAACGACCGACGAACGCTTCGTGTCCTACTTCAGGCTCCACGACTACGCCGTATCGTGCCACTCGCGCTACTTCCCTCGTTATTCCCCGACTTGCTAGGTAATCTTCCGCCTGAAAGATGTTTCCCGCGTATTTCATTGTGGCTTTCGCCAGTAATTCCCTCTGCGATAGATTTTGCTTCACGTATGTCGCACCTTTCTTGCTTCGCAATAATTTGGAGACTGTTACCTTGCATACCACACGCAAAGCAATTGAAGATGTTGTTTCTTGTATTAAAACTTGCCGAACTATGTGTATCGTGGTGGAATGGACACTTGATATTGACTTGACCGCTGGTGCGTGGGACGTTCGCACCGTAGTGCTTGAGAACCGACACGATATCTGGTAAGTCATCAACCAAGTACATCTCCCAACCTTAACACTAGGTATGCATCTGCAATAGATTTACCACGTGCCTTGATAACAACTGCTGCCAATACCGCATCACGGTCAAGACCACGTGCCTCTGCATAATGCTTTGCTTCTAGTTGGGCTTCTTTAGTCCATCCAGATAGGTCAATTTTGCCTGTACTGCCTGGAGCCTTCGCTTCAATAATTCCAATACTACCGAGGAAGTCGGCTCGGATAACAACATCTCCTTCGTCTTTCGCTCCTGTTCGCGCAAGTCGTTCAGCATCATATCCCTGTGCGCGGGCGAAATCCTTGATGTCGGTTTCAAAGGTTGCTCCTCTAGCCTTGTGTGATTTGCGAGTTGTCATTTAAATAACTCAACAGTACAATAAATAAAATTTGCAATAGATATAATTGTTAAAGTACCCCAAACAATATCGTGTGTCATTATGAGTTCTCTGGAATATCTTCAATGTACATATACTCTGGATTAAATGCTAACCAAGTCATCATAGACCCGTTTGCATCTGCACGTCCGTAACGATTTTTGACTGCTGCCACGCCCATCGATGTGCCAACCGTGCCGAGCGTGCATATGAGAGCAGGGAGTTGAGAGACCTTACCTTGGATAGCGGAGCGTGGTTGACAAGGATTCCCAGGAACTGCCTCCGAAGTGTGATGTAGGACAACAATCGCAGCATTAGTCGCTCTCGCAAGATATTTCAACTCCTTCATAATTGCTCGCATAGATGCGAACTCTTCGCCACCATCTGTGGCTACGTCCATTAAGTTATCTAAAATAATAAGTGTTGGGGCGCAACCCCATAGTTCTTCAAATGCTTGCACTTCTTCATCGATATCTTGTAGGGTTGGTGAAGATTCAAATGACCAAACAATATGACTGCCCTTTTGAAGTACAGCCTTAGTCCAACCAATATCGTTGTTAAGTTTTAATTCCACTTCGCTCTGGCTCTTGCCAGATATCATCGATGCTAGTCGCATCGCCATTGTATGTGCATTAGTATCAGCAGATATATACAATGTAGGTACGTTAGTCTTGAGTGCAAGCGCAAGGGCGAGTGTTGATTTACCCGCCCCTGGCGCGCCTGCAAACATTGATACTTCCGAACGACGAATAATAATCTTATTCGCTTCAAACGCTTTGAAACAACTAGGGAGAGGTTCCCCTCCGATGGAGGCTCGTCCTACTGACCTGACTAACGTTCTCATCGGACTCCCTTCCTAGTTGCTCAAAATGGAAATTGCTGGTCTATTAGTTGACTGGCTTGCACTGGTCCGCGCCCTGAGGCATTGGACATACCCACATCGCGTATGGATTTCCCGTCTTGCTGGATACCCCCGACTTGTACTTGCGTGCTCCGTGCTGACATGTCGGTCCCCCCGTAGCGGATGGAGCCGATGCCTGGGGCGGAGTTGAGGACTGCGGTGGCGCGATGTTTGGAGTGATAGACTGCGTCGATAAAGGGGCGACCACACCTGCACCAACTACCAATCGTTGGACTGCTGCAATCTGTGGTGCGAAGTCACCAATGCCCTCAAGCAATACGCTGAGTTCATCTGCTGTGTTTGCACGAATGTTAATCAAGTCCCCAGTCTGGGTCTTGTACGATACTTGTAACTTCCAGTCTTCTGCCATTATTTATCCTTCTTCGTAGAGAATTGACAGTGCGCTGTGAGCCCACAGAGGTACTGGCAATTGTTTGTGTTGGGCAAGAATACACCTGCCTTACGTGCTTTGTCAAATGTTTTAATTAAGTACTCCATTTTGTCAAATGTGTACTGAGATAGGTCCACCATCTCGGATATGGTGCTACCACGTGACATGTAGTACGTTCCCCACTTGACCTCTACACCAAAGGCTTGTTCAATGCCCAGTTTGTAGAACCCAAGTTGGAGACTGCTAGATGGGGTTTGCTGAGATGTCTTGAGGTCAACAATGACTAATTCCCCATCAACCTCAAATACTCGGTCGATAATCATCTTGATTGGTACATCCTCAACGACGGGAGTAAGCGCAAGTTCAATTCCAGGACTGCCATCTGGAGCAGTCCAGATTTTCCAGTTGGCATTGTGCTTACGCCATGCGATATAGGATTCGACCCACTTGGGTCCTTGAGCATGCCAGAAAGTTTCATCTTCTTTGTTCGGATTGGCTTTACTGGCACGACCGCCAACACGTGCATTGGTTAGGTCAATGTCACCTTTAGATTCTGCCCACGCCTTGTCCCATAATAGTTGACTCATCCGTTACACCCACTTGACGCTTGGTTTAGTATTTTCTCGAATAGAGTTACTAGGATTTTATTGGTTGTCTCACGTGCTACTATAGCATCACGAAGGGATGCCTGTACTTTGCCCATGTCTGTCTTTAGTATTTCTATCTGCGTTAGCAGTTCAAGTTCGGTACTCATAGGTTCTCCTTGTCGTACAATTCACATGCTAGGTGGAATGCTGACCCACCTATGGACCAGACAGAGGGTTCCTCTTGCTTGCCAAGGAGCCTACCTAGGTAGTATTGATATCCGCATGAGACGTAAGTCGTAAATGCGGAGTATGAGATGTGCTCAGGGAGCACGTATTCTTCTAGTTGGATTGTCATGTTTTTGAGTATACACTTACAGTTGGTTATCTGTCAAATATTTAATTATTAAAAAGATTTGACAAGCCTTGGTTATCTGTGTATAATTGTTTTTGTAAGATAATATATAATATAATAAAGGCTTTCAGCCTTTATATAATATATATGATATACATTATAATCTCTAAGGAGTACTATGTCAAATACTTTCCTGCTCACATTCCTAGGGGCTACGGCAGCAATCTGTGCCGTCAACCTCCTAATCTTGCTCGTCGACAACCTACGTGACTATGTCTACAAGAAGCAGACGGATGCTTTCTGGAACTACATGGAGGACCTTGAGTTTGAGGATTGTGAAGATTAACGCCTAAAACGACAAAAGAACCCCCTCGCCCTAGGATTGCTCCTAAGGTAAGGGGGTTTCTTGTCTTTAAAGTGCCTTGGAAGGCTTTAAATGGCTACTTCTTAGCGCCAAGTCCAAACTCTTTTTCAGCCTTATCAGCCCATTTAACCAATGGCGCAGCGAATGAGCCGATTAGGACTGCATACTCTGGCTTCATATTGGCTGCTAGGGCTAACCCCATAGTGATAGCAGATGCTGCTACTGCACGAAGGTATGACTTTGCTACTGATACTGCCTGTGGGGATAGTTTCATTACTTGCTCCATTTCGGTCTGACTACAGTACGCACCGTGCTGGGGGCGCGATGCTTAAGATACACGCCGTCTCCATTGGCTTGTGAGCCTTTAGAGTCTCCTGCGGTATTTCCTTCTATGGTGTCGATGAGGTGGGTATGTACGTTATACCCAATAGCGATACCCGTATGGACAGACTTGCCCTCTTTTGTAAAGTCAAATAGGAGAACGTCTCCCGCTTGGACTTGGTCAACTGGCACAGTCATCTTGTTCTTCTTAGCCCAAGCCTCAAAGGACTCACAGCCTGCAAAACCTTTGGCGGATTGCTTGATTAGGTCGATTGCTCCTGCTTGATTAAAACACCACGATACGAACATAGCACACCAAGGTTGTCCATCATAGCCAAACCATTTGCCATACTTTGTTTTATTAACTGGAAGTTCCTTGATACCTGCTAAGGCTTCTGCCTTGGCAATCTCGACTACTTTTTCTTGACCCATACTTGCCACCCCTTGCTTACTAACTCAAACTCATCTTTGTGAGTCTCGAGAAACTTATCAATTGCTGGCTTAGGATTCTTGTCAGTCCCATCTGGATGGTCCCACTCATAATCATCAAATGCCATGATACCACCAGACTTGAGTAGACCCCAAGATAGTTCAGCATCAGATGCAACCGACTCTGGAAGGTGGTCTCCATCTATGTAGATGAAATCAAACTCACCTTCGCGGTGTGTTTCTAACCATTCCTTGCTAAATGCCTTAAACTTATGTACTTTCTTGCTATGATTTTTTATCTGTTCATCATAGGCAGATTCAACTTCATCCCACTCATAGATTGACTCATGTTGTAGATTGCCACACCAAGGGTCGACATCTACTAACACAGAAGTTGGGTCCGTGAGTATGTTCTCCAGCAACCAAGCAGATGCGTTACCAGTGAAGACACCTATTTGCAAGAATCTAAGATTCTTTTTTCCTTTAAAATCTTGTAGTTTATTTTCAAAGTCTTGCATTGTATTGTTGTCTAAAAACCATTTAGGAAATTTATCTGCTATCATAGTTTCTCTACAATCAGTTTGAATAAATCATCGACTCGTTCTTCTAGTCTCTTCACAGAGTCCTTTAGACTGGAACCGCCATTTGGCTTCAACTCATATAAGTAATGCTTTATCGTCCAACGAAGCACTGCTCCCGCAGCAGATAAAACTGTTACTGATGCTATTGTAATTGCTGCCCAAGTTCCAGCGTCTATACTCATTATACTGTCCTAATCCTTACTTCTAGTACCCCGCCAAAACCATCGAAACGTTTATCTGGTGGGGTCATTCTTGTGAATGTAACTTGCTCGATTACTGCCTGTCTGGATTCTCCAGTACTTAAATCTTGCCAAGTAAGTACATCTCCATTTTCTTCAACGTGTTCAAGTGCTTTGATTCTATCAAATGCTCTACCCTCATAGCCTATGACGGTATTGTATCTATCTGTTTCAACATCAAAACAATATACAGGAAATTGTACAACACGCTGACGTGGTGTAGCAATGGTAGCCTTAGCCTGATATCCCTTGAATGTTGGACCTTTAGTTGAATCTGTTGAATCTCTATACATTTGGAATTTGTAGGCTAAATATTCTTGTGCTGTTTCTGGCTGAGAAGTAGTTACCTCTGGTGCTCCAATAGATGAGTCATATGAGATATGGTCATATACCGCTGCATCGCTTTTAACGCTAGATAATGTCATAGAACCATAACTAAAATCGCCACGTCCTACAAGGCGTTTAAAGTTTTTAGGTTCAAGGGTCCCATAACGTATATTACCTGTAGTTAGATAACCACTTGTCATGAGCGTTGAATCTGACTCTATATTTATGGAACCAATCTTATTGACTGTGCCTACTGGAGATACAGCAACAGATGTTACGTTAGCATTAGTCTTTGCATATGTAAATGTTGTTGTTGTGGGCACTGCCACTACAGTAAATTTACCATTAAAAACTGAGTCAACATTTTCTATCCATACAGAATCTCCAACAACTAAACCATGTGCTGCTGAGGTAGTAAGAGTTGCGACATTAGATGTAAGTGCTTTGTTGTTTACTGAACCGACACTAAGTGCAGTAGTTACAAATGCTAGTCTATCTGTTCCCTTAGCAAAGGCGCAAGCCGTTGTAGAGTACCCAGTTGAAGCATCACTATATACATCATTTGCATATGCAAAACGTAAAGATTCAATTTCGTTGCCTAGGTCAACTCGGATTGTTCCAGCATACCCATCAACCCCAGTAGCGCACCACACGAACTTATCTCTTGCTGCAAAGTCATAACAAGGTTGGGTTGTATTAACAATCAGGGGACCATAACTGATAGAACCATCTTGGTCTGATACGTTTGCTGCACGTATTCCCTTGCTTGTACCAATCATCATATAGCCAAGGTAGTAGAATATCTTATGGACTATCTCACCAACTGGTAGTTCTGCAGCAGTAACCGCAGAGGTTAATGTCGGTAGGGTTCCAGTACTTGTAAGAGTAAACTTATGAATTGTAGATTGTAATCCACTATACCCAGATACATATATTGCTGGACCCGAGGCTGTTACTGATGTATACACATAATCAGTTAGAGGGTGGGTATAAATTGGAGCAGGCAATGCTGCAGAACTTGTCGGCACTTCATATATTTTATTGTTGAGACAAAGAATAATACGTTCTTTTACATATTCCATAGTCGCAGTAACTGCAAGAGTTGTATCAGAAAACATTGTTGTTTCTGTATCTAGATAACTTCCAGTTAAAAGTTTTTTATAGAAAAACATTTTATTTGGAGAGCCAGTTTTATTAGTTACAAAGTAAGCATATGTTCCATCATCACAGATTGAATAAACTGGGTAGTCTGCACCAGCATTATACTCTTGGAAATGTGTAACCACCCCATTTGTTGCTATCTTATCAACATCATAACCATCATGTAACAATACTCCAGATGTAGTTCCCCATTGTATTGAACGAAGACGTTGTTGAACTCGACCATTGGTTGCAATGGCTGAAGTTGTGTAATGGTCTACTGCATCACAAGAAGGCAATAGTGTTACTTGTCCCCTTGTCCAAACATTTACGCCTTTGGAATCAGCAAATCTATTGGCGGTAGTTTCTCCACCAGTAGTATCATAGAACTTGATTCCTTGACCACTATGAAAAGATGCTTGTGAACGAATCCACCAACCAGTTAAAGATTGTTCTCCTGGCTCTTGTCCATTATCAAACTGGTCCTTTTTGAAGGGTGCAGTCTGGCGAACGTAAGGGCGCGTATCATTGATTGCATAAATAAACGGAATGCCACCAATTGCTACATCGTATGCAACATCAGTATTTTGCCATACAGAAGATGTAGATACAATACCAATATCAACTGCAATGGCTTTGCCATAGCCAGAAGAATCTCCACGACCTTCGGTTATATCTCTACCCGCCAAGGCACACCTCCATCAAATAGTTTTTAATTTTATTACTAACCGAGCGCAGCAATTTCCTCTACGGATAACCCAAGAGCAGCCAACTTAGCCTGAGCAGATGCCTTAGCATCAGCCTTAGCCTGTGTTGTTGCTTCTCGTTCTGCTTGCTCAATAGCAGCAAGGGCAGCATCGGTTTCCCTTTGTGCAATTTCCTCGTCCGTTAAGTCAATAACTCGTTGTTCTCCTGTGGTGCAGTTTACTTCTAAGCGTGTCGGTCTAGTCATTTGTTTTCTCCCAAGTTAGGTTGGTTTCATTCCATGTATATATGTTGCCATCTGTAGGTTTAGGCGTAGGTGCTTGCCAAACGCATTTGTCATCTAATTCCCAAGATGAAAATGGTTTTTGTCTATAAAAAACATCACGAATTGGGTCATAAATACTATTAACTTCTGCAAAGTTACAACGGATATTCCCATTATAACTTGTTTGAATCCAAGTTCCGCCCAATCCCATATCATTTGCTAAGTAAGACTGCCCTCTTAGTTCATGTAAATCAGGTACTACTAATACCCGCAAAACAATGTTGCTTTCATCTATTTCTGCAAAGTGTGCCATTATGTTGTGTACCTAACTATAACTATTCCTGAACCACCAGTAGATGCTTTTAATGTATAACTAGCATTAAAACCTGGACTTCCAGCACCGCCACCTGTATTTGCCGTGCCATTAGTAGGTTGCGTTTGACCATTAGAACCAGCAGTTCCACCACCAGCACCACCTGAGCCTGGTGTTTGACCAGCAGCATACGCGCCACCTGAACCACAGCCACCACCACCGCCACCAGCATAAACAGTAGAAGTACCAGATATTGTAGATGTGTACCCAGCACCACCAGAGCCAGCAACTTTTGTAGTTGAATTAGCAGCCGTGCCTGCTGCAGTAGCGCCACCACCACCGCCACCAACATACACGTTAGTAGCGCCAACATTTGCTCCTACCCCACCACCAAAACCTTGCCCACTAATTCCTGTTCCAGCAGTCAAAGTTGTAACCGACCAGCCACCAGCACCAGAGCCACCATTAAGTACTGCTGTTGTTCCAGGAGATATCCAACTTGACCCTCCACCTGTTGCAACGATAGATGAAAATGCAGATGTAGAACCCATATTGACACTGCCACCTGCGCCAACAAGGCAAGCATAAGAAGTTCCAGAAGTAACGGCAAAGGTTGATGCGGCAAGAACACCACCACCACCTCCACCGCCTTCATTATCATTGATGGAACCGCCACCTCCAGCAACTACAAGGTAATCAACATTCATACTTGTTGTTGGGGTAAATGTTCCCGTAGATGTAAATGTATGAATTGTATAACTGCCAGATGTAGTTACCACTCCACCTGTTGCTTTAGACCCAACACCACCAGTTTGGTCTGGTTTAGATATTCCATAAAGAGTTGCAGAAGAATACTGTGCATAGGCATACGTATTATTATATAAACTAATTGAAGTAATTGGTGTTGTTGAAAGCAAGGTTCCACCAGAAGAAAGGGCGTTTTGATTTGTTGATGCATTGGTTGGACCGATGCTATCAGAACTGTATGTTTTGTAATTATTACTTGCGTAATTAGGAATGTAAATTTCAAAATTACTAAATGAAGAAGCAGTTGCTCCAGCAGAAGGCACTCTACCAACATACGCTTGTCCAATGTTTATATCTTCTTGACCAGTCAGTGTCGCGCCGTCTCCGTCAATTATTCCATTGTAATAACCAGCCGTTGTTCCGTTGAATCTCATTGACATACCAGAAGTTCCAGTGCTGCTATTTAATCTAGCACTGACTTTAATCATTAGGTCTGTATAGGTACTAGGAATTGAGTTAAAAGCAAAAGATGTTTCCCCACCAGAACAAGTAATGGTTTGAATTTTGGTAAATGTATTTGCCATTATGCAGCCTTAATCCCGTATATAGTAAATGTAGAAC